AGATCAAGCAGGTTGCAGCGATATGTATCGCAATTGGTACTGCCCTATCTATAGGTGAGGTAAGGATTCAGAAGCTTGAGATTCACAAGGAAACTTATGAGAAAATCGCAAGCGCGGCCAAGGAAAAAGCTATCCAGAACGAGAAAGGCTTGGCGGTTACTGATGCAAAAGTGGATTCATTCATTAAGCAACAGCGACAATTAGCAATAAGAAACACAAGGTTTGAGTGGTAATGGAAAAGCCAGAATCCTTTTATATTGGTCAAGAAGTGCTCAGGAATGACTTATGTGAGTTTGTCGAGGTTATAGCAGTACTGGACAAGAAAGGCTCTGACACACTCTATCAGGTAGACGGTTACTCTATTATCGAGGCAGACAAGGGGAATGACGGGCAGCTTGAGGGCTGGTTTCGTTTTGATGAATTAACGGCTTAGGGAAAAGCACATGAAAAAACTTATTATTATCAGTCTGATAGCTCTATCGGGCTGCTCAACAATCGAAAAAACAGCAATGAATCAGGCAATGGATAACTTCAGTTATGTGTCTGATATAGCGGATGAATGGCGAATCTATGACAGAATAGACCAGCCGTTTGAGGGTGATTGTGAAGACTACGCCTTGACATTACAAAAACAGATTGGAGGCAAAGTCTGGTATGTTGTTCACGATAAGCGCGGCGCTCATGCGGTATTAGTGAAGAACAATGTGACTTATGACTTCTTATTGAAGCGCCCTCTGCACAAATATCTATACCCTGGCAAGTTTGTGTTTGTTATGAACTAAGCCTTATTATGCTAATATTCCTAAAACCCACAAATACAGGTAAAAGAAATGGCTGATTCACTCGGATTTGTACGCGCAGTAACCCCTTCTGATTCCACAGAATACGCAACAACCCCATTCACTCATGTTCAAGTGGGTGTAAGTGGCACAGTTACGGTATTGAGTGCTGATGGACAAACCCAAACACTGCTATCAAGCGCCATTCTAGACAAGGTTGGAATTGTACCAGTTGGCCCATCTATCAAGGTAATGGACACCGGAACCTCTGCCACTGATGTTTATATTTGGGTGTAGTTATGGGCGCATATGATCTTACAAACAGGGTAAACCGTATAACTCGGTACATGAGAATGAACGAGGGGAATACGGACTATGCAACACTTCCAGCAATAGACCTGCAAGGGGATTGGGAAATAGGCTTTAAGCTTATTACCTCGACAAGTAGCGGCGGAACGGCTGTATGCGTGAATATCAATACTGCTGATGCTTCCGAATATATTAGTTTGTCGGTGGCGTTTGGAAAAATGAAAGTTGTATCAGCAGGGCTAACACCTGGGCAAAGTACAGCAAGCGTTAATGATAATGTTTTGCATGATATAAAAGTTACGCTGGTAGGTAGTTTGTTTAGCGTGTTTATAGATGGGGCATTAGATTACACTACAACCCATGTAGCGCCCTCTAAACTAGGTAGAACCTATGGTGTAAATGTTTACGCTCAATCCACAACAACAGCAGGGGCAAAAACAGACCTTTTAGACGGTGTTATATCCGATCTATATTTTAATGATGCCGGAACACTGGAAAGAACCTACCCTATAAATGAATCTTCAGGCACTACACTTGTTGACGAAGTATCAGGGCAGAACGGAACTATTGTTAGCGGCTCGGATGATGACCGTGGACTATTCCAAGAAGTGGCAAGGGGTGGTAATTGGCAAGGGTCGGGATTAACAGTTCCGCCGTGGGCTTCAGCTAGTCAAATATTACCAGTCGCATAATTCATAAGGAGGTGATTAATCTACTAAGCCTGTTTAATTACGGGCTTTTTTATGGGTGTGTATATGTATGTTATATTGTAACGGTACTAATAAAACACAGGGAAAAGCATGAACAAGTTGACGAAAAAACAAAAGGCGTTCTGTAGGGAGTATATTAAAGACCTTAACGCAGCGCAGGCAGCAATCAGGGCGGGTTACAGCGAGAAATCAGCTAAAGAGGCGGGATACGAGAACCTCACTAAACCTCACATATCCGCTTATGTTGCTGAATTGATGGCTAATCGCAATGAAGAGGCCAAGATTGATGCTGATTATGTACTAAAGCGACTGATTCAGATTGATCAAATGGATTTTATTGACATATTGGAAGAAGACGGGTCATTCCGACCTGTTAGCAAGTGGCCCAAGGTTTGGCGCACTTACTTATCGGGCATAGATATAACGGAAATGCACACAGATGGTCAAATGGCTGGAATGCTTAAAAAAATCAAATGGCCTGATAAAGTTAAGAACCTTGAGCTATTAGGTAAGCATATAAACGTCCAAGCATTCAAAGATAAAGCCGAAGTTGATGTGACTATTACGCATGAGCAATGGCTGGATACTTTAGAATGAGCGCAATAGATAAGCGTAAACAGCTAAAGGATGATTTCAGGTTCTATGCTCGCAATTGTCTACATATACGAACAAAGCACGAAGGATTAAAACCTTTGTTGCTTAATGATGCACAGGAATACATACATACAAAACTTCAAGAGCAGATAGCCAAGACAGGCAAAGTCAGGGCTATATTGTTAAAGGGTAGGCAGCAAGGCGCATCAACTTATGTCGAGGGGCGTTTTGTTTGGCGTACTACTCACAACAAAGGGGTGCGGGCTTTCATACTGACACATGAGGCAGAATCCACTAACGCCCTTTTCGAGATGACACAGCGATACTTTGAGCACCTCCCCCAATTTGTTAGACCTTCAATAGAAAAGAGTAATGCCAAAGAACTAAAATTCGATAAGCTAGACTCAGGTTATAAGATCGGAACGGCGGGTAATAAGGCGGTTGGACGCGGGCAAACAATTCAGTATTTTCATGGCTCGGAAGTGGCTTTCTGGATGAATGCCAGCGAGCACACAAAAGGAATCATGCAGGCAATACCAGACGCAGATGGGACAGAGGTAATATTCGAGTCTACTGCTAACGGTGTCGGTAACTTCTTTCACGAGCAATGGAAGCTGGCCGAGTCTGGATTATCTGAGTTTCAATCCATTTTTGTTCCTTGGTTCTGGCAGTCGGAATACAAGAAAGACATTCCCGAAGGTATTGAGTTCGATATTGAAGAGGAAAAGTTACAGGAATATTACAAGCTAACAGATGAGCAAATGTATTGGCGCAGGATTAAGGTAGCTGAGTTAACCACTGATGGCGTGGACGGTATTAAGGCATTCAAACAAGAGTACCCAATGAATGCGGCCGAGGCTTTCCAAGTATCCGGCGGCGATGGAATGATTAACGCAGATATGTGTATGACAGCTCGAAAGAATGAAGTGAACGGGAACGGGCCGTATGTTGTTGGTGTTGACCCCTCAAGAGGCGGTGATAGGTTCGCAATTGTTAGGCGTCAGGGTCGTAAAATGTACGGCATGGAAGCATACAAGGGCGAGCAGTGCGACAAGTTAGGAAAGAACGTGGCCATATGCAAGCGTGTGCTTGATACGGTCTGCCCTATTGCTGGCAAAAAACCTGATAAAATGTTTATAGATTTTGGTGGTGGCTGTGACATTGTAGACCGATTGCATGAGCTTGGTTATGAAAAACAAGTTAAATCTATCCACTTTGGCTCCACGCCATTAGACCCTGTAAAATATAAGAATAAGCGGAATGAAATGTGGGGTGAAATGGCTGATTGGTTAGCTGATGAAAGCCTACCACCACAGATACCTGATGATGATGAGATGCAAGCAGATTTGTGTGCAAGCCCTTATAATAGGGATTCTAACGATAGGCGCGTATTATGGCCGAAGGATAGAATTAAATCAGAGTTTGGTTTTAGTCCAGATTTTGGGGATGCTGGCGGGCTAACCTTTGCTGAACCTGTATCACTTAATAACGACTGGGGCGAAATAGCGTACCCACAAAGGAGCATAGTTTAATGGGCGAAATGACAAACGATGAGTTACTGACTTATCGCAACACTGCGGAAGCGGGCAGCATTCACGCCTCTGACGAACTCAATCAGCAGAATAAAAAGGCATACGATTACTATGCAGGCAATCCGTTAGGTAATGAAGTAGACGGTGAGTCTCAAGTCATATCTACAGATGTATTCGATTTAGTCGAAGCTGATATGCCTTCACTGGTTCGGGTATTCCTTGGCGCTAATGAAATACTAAAGTTCACACCTATCAACGACTCTGAAAAAGAACGCGCAATAGCCGAAGAGAAAACCAAGTACATTAATCAACTGGTACGCAATCAGCCAGGGTCATATAAAACCATATTCGATTGGCTCAAAGGTGCTGAGATATACAAATACAGCGCGGTTAACTTTGGCTTTGAAGAGGAAGACACAGTCAAGGTCGTGGAATATGAAGGCTTAAATGAAGATGAATTTGAAGAGGTTAAAATTGAACTTCAGTTACAAGAGCAAGACGGTGCAGAAGTAGACTTTGAAGAAGTAAAGCGAGACCAGAAGGACGACAAGAAAGACCTGAAGGCCACAATCAAGAAAACCGTTGGCAAGTACTTTGTACGTTATATAAACCCTGAAGACTTCGTTATCAGTAAAGGCGCAACGAGTGTAGATGAAGCGCAAACCGTTGGGCACGACAGATTTTTAACTAAGTCCGACCTTGTATCAATGGGCTATGGTAAGGAGCTGGTAAGAGAACTGCCAAGTATTGACCCAACCAATAGCACTAACCGTGAAAACCGCTTGAACGATCAGGGTGGCGCGGCTGAAGGTAATAGTTCTGATTGGACTGGTGAATTAGTTAAGCTGGAAACTCGTTACATTAAAGTTGACCGCGATGGTGACGGAATAGCTGAACGCCTGCGGATTATCACAGTAGGCGGCAAACTATTAGAAGCTGAACCTTATGAGATAGCGCCCTACTCTGTTCTATGTTCACTGATGATGCCAGGGCAGCTAATCGGCAAGAGTCGTGCAGATATCGTAATGGAAACGCAAGACATAAAGTCTACATTGTTACGCCAAACCATGATGAACATGTATCAGGTCAACTCTGCACGAATGGCGGTTAATAAGAATGTGAATATGGATGACATGCTAACTCAGCGCATAGGCGGAGTTGTTAGAACTAAAGGCGATGGCAACCCACTTGAACACGTGGCCCCACTGCCTACTCCCTTTATCGGTGATAAGTCGTTGATGGTTTTACAGTATGCAGATTCAGCCAGGGCACAAAGAACAGGCTCATTAATGGCTAATCAGGCGCTAGACAGTGACAAACTAGGGCAAGAGACAGCGGCAAGGTTTAACGGTGTAGCTGATGCCTCCCAAGCTAAGATTGAATTGGTTGCGCGTGGTCATGCTGAGACAGGTTTCACTGATTTGTACATGGGAATGCTTTGGACTGTTACCCACTTCCAGAAAGACAAAACAGAGATCATGGTATTAGGTAAGCCGCTAACCGTTGATCCTCGTAGATGGTTAAGCGATCAACCTATTGTCTGCAATGTTGGCCTAGGTGCTGGTGATGATGAGTCAGTACTGCAAAACATGAGCGCGCTATTAACGATCGGCGGCCAGTTACAGGCTAAGGGTTCGCCGCTTTATGATATGAACAAGGAATACAACATCCTTTCCCGCATCACTAAAGCTATGGGACAGGCTGACGTTGGGGAATTCTTCAATAACCCTGAACAGCCTACTGAATTGTTACAGGCACAGGTCGAGCAGCTACAGCAAAAGACCTTCCAGCTTGAGCAGCAGGTTCAAACTAACCCATTGGCAGAAGCTGAGCAGGTCAAGGCAGAAGCAGACTTGATCAAGGCTCAGGCAACCCAACAGCTTAACGTGGCCAAGCTTGCAGAAGATCAGCGGCAGTTTGATGCTGAGTTATTAGCTAAGCAAAATAAAACAATCGCAGAGCTAGAGCAGAAATACACTGAACTAGAACTTAAATTTAATGTGAACGTGCCAGGGTCATTAGTATGAATGAAGATATAAAAAGTAACGACGAAGCGGCAATAGTATTTGGCGCTCAAGCTGAGGCTGTACTAAATAACGGTGCATATCAGTTCGCTATAACCGCAATGAAGGGTGATATATTTGAAAAACTGGTAAGTACTCCTTTAATAGATGATAATCAAGACATTATTGAACTTGTTAGAACTTTGCAGTGTGTTAGCAAGGTTCAAGACAAGTTAGAACAAATTATGCGTGATGGAACTTTCTCGAAAGACAACCAGGACGCTATCAAGAAAAACCAAAAAAGGTTTAATTAAATTATGCTGGACAATCTTAGCGAACCCAGTGAAATTGCAGATAAGTTTTATAACTCCGAAGAAGCAGAGGAGCCTGAAAACGGCCAACCAGACGCAGATGAAGAGAGTAGTGAATCCGGCGAGGAAGAAGCCGAAGAGTTAGCCGATGAGGAAACTGAAGAGCTTGAAGATGAGGAAGAAGACGAAGGGCCTACTACCGTATTCGGTCAGGAGATAACCCAAGACGAATTCAAACTCATGCAAGATCAACAGTTGATGCATGCTGATTACACAAAGAAGACACAAGCACTAGCAGACGACAAAAAGAAGGTTGAGGCGCTCAACTCTGATTTGACATCGTTTATTGCTGAGTTTGAATCTTTAATTGTGAGCGAGGAAAGTGACGAAGAGTTGGCAGAGTTAAAAGAGGATGACTACGTGGAGTATTTGCGTAGGAAAGACTTGATTGACACTAAAAGAAAGAAGCTAGATGGTGCTAAGAGTCGTCAAGCGGATGTTCTTAAATCAACTCAGGCAGATGAAAACCAAAAATTGATAAGCATGATGACTGATTGGGCGGACCCTAAAAAGGGTGCGGCTAGACAAAAATCAGACGTTGAAACAGCTTTGAAATATGCGGAAGAAATCGGCTTTGATCGTAACGACCTCAACGGGCTGGCAGATCATAAGATCGTGCGGGCACTAATTGACGCTGGCAAGTACAATGCCCTGAAGAAGTCTAAACCCTCTGAAACTAAGAGAAAGACATCGGCAGGTAAAAAAGTTAGCGGCAAAAAATCGGCTCAAGTTAAGAAGAAACTGAGTCCGGCTGAACTATTCTACGGAGCAAAAAAATAAATGGCTACTTTAAGTGGTAACGTGCTAACGCTAGCGGATTGGGCCAAGCGCCGCGATCCAGACGGCAAAACTGCCTTGATTGTTGAGGCATTAAGCGAATCAAATATGGTTCTTGAAGACATGATGTTCAAAGAGGGCAACTTGCCTACTGGCGAACGTGTGACAATCCGTACAGGTTTACCTGATACGTTTTACCGCATGGCTAACCAAGGTATCCCTAAGTCTAAATCGACCACAGCTCAGATTACTGAGAATGCGGCCGAATTGACTGCCTTATCTGAAATTGATAAATCCACTGCCGACCTTGAAGGTGATGTTAATGCCTTCCGTTTGTCTGAGTCTATGGCCTTTATTGAGTCCATGAGCCAGAAGCAAGCCGAGACATTGTTCTATGGTTCTGCTGCTAGCCCGCAAGAGTTTGTTGGCTTTGCTAACCGTTACAATGATTTATCTGCACCAAATGGCCAAAATATCCTTGATGCTGGCGGTACTGGTTCAGATAACTCTTCAATCTGGCTGGTAAGCTGGGGCGCGCAGACTGTTCACGGTGTATTCCCTAAAGGTTCTACCGCTGGCATTAGCCACGAAGATCACGGTGAAGAATGGGCGTTCGATAGCAATAACGACCGCTTCCGCGCTTACATCGACTCTTATGAGTGGAAGAATGGCCTAGTTGTTAAAGATTGGCGTTATGGCGTTCGTGTTGCGAACGTAGACATTCCAGCTTTGACCGCTTTGTCTGGCACTCAGGCAATTACCGCAGCTACTTCCATTGTTAAGATGATGAGCCGCGCAATTGACCGCCTGCCCACTATGACTGGCAACATGAGCTTCTATGTTAACCGTACTATTGCTTCGCACCTTAAGATCATTGGGCTTGAGAAGAGCAGTTCTGCCGTTACCATCGAGCCTGCATTGACTCAGTTTGGTGAAAATATCATGGAAACGCGCTTCCTGGGTATTCCAGTTCGCATTGTCGATCAACTTGTTGAAAACGAAGCCCGCGTGGTTTAAGGATAAAAATTATGTTTCTTGATTCACAGTTACAATTCTCTGACGACCAAGCTGTTACTACTTCAGCCGTTGGTACTAATGTCATTGATTTAAGTGTTGCCCGCGCAATGGGTAACGGTGAGCCTTTGGCGGTTGTATTCACTGTAAGTGTTGCAGCTGATCAAACTTCTGGCGATGAGGATTACACCTTTGACCTAGAATACGCCACCAATGCAGCACAAAGCACAGGCCGCCAGATCGTTGGCCGCCGTATCTTTGAATCTGGCACCCCGACAGCTCCAGCGCAAGACGCTGATTTGTTGGTCGCTGGCTTCAGCTTTGTTCTGCCTTTACCACCTACCACCACTGATGAAGATGCGCAGTTCCTCGGCATTCGTTATGTAACCGCTGGCACTTCGCCTAGCATTACAATCAGTGCACACTTGCAGCCACAAAGCATGATTGATCAATCTGCCTTGTATGCTTCTGGTTACTCTATTACTTAAGGGTGACTTATGAAGGTTATTGCAATTAGAAAAGGCTTCTTTGCTGGCGAAATTCGTTGTGAAGGTGATGAATTTATCATCAAGAACAAGTCCGAATTGGGTAGCTGGATGAAGGAAGTTAGGACTAAGCAAAAGAAAGTTGCGGAAGTATCGCCCGCAGCACCTCAAGCTAGCTTGGATAAATTACCAACTAGCCTGTAAAATATAAGGCCCAAACCCTAAAAGGTGCGGGCCTTATTCTTATTCAAGAGAAAATTCAGTATGGCTCTAGATAATTATTCCAATTTAAAAGCGGCTGTACAGGATTGGTCCCATCGTAATGATGTGGCTAGCAGGATGGATGACTTTATCCTGATAGCTGAACAGGAAATATATAACAACCGAGTTGAGCCGCTGGATGTAAGAGAGCAGGAGGTTCTTCTATCCGTTGACACTAACGCAGACTCAAGATTCCTGGCCTTGCCAACTGGTTACACTCAGATGCGCCGCATTCTGATTGATGACAAGCAAACAGACGCTAACCAATTCGAGCTTACATTCTACCCGCCCGAAGTTTTACCGCGTTCTAGCCGCTCAGGTATGCCAAGATTCTTTACAGTCACAGATCAGATTGAATTCGATAAGATACCAGATCAGATATACAACATTGAGCTTCAGTACTTAGCTAAAACACTACCTTTAAGTGCTGCCAACCCTACAAACGATATTCTTACAAACTACCCTACTATCTATTTAGCTGGCTGCTTATGGGCTTTGTTCAGTTGGGCAAAGGATGGCGAAAGCGCACAATCCGCTTATCGTGATTTCATCCAAGCTATCCAAGGCGCTAACCTTGCCAACCAACAAGGCAGCTATGGGCCTGCTCCAATAGTTCGCAATGAAAGGCCGATAGTATGACCTTTCAAATGGTGCCAGTTAACTTTGTTGGCCAGTCGTATGAGTCCCGTTCTCGGTCGCTATCTTCACAGGTAACAATGAACCTAATCCCTGAGTTCGTACCTACTGGAAAAACTCAATCAGCTCTAATGTCGTGGCCAGGGTCTAAATCTTTTTCTACAGGCTCGGGTCTTGATAGGGGAATGCATGTTTTCGCAGGCGTTCTATACAAAATATCCGGCACTACATTAGAGAGCATTGATTCAGCAGGCGTAAGAACCACTATCGGAACTGTTGCAGGTTCTAACCCTTGTATATTCGCTGACGATGGTTTTACCATGCGGATTGCTACAGGCTCCCAAGATTACCAGCTTATATCTGGTGTGCTCAGTGTAATTACAGACCCAGACCTGAAGCCAGGGAACTCTGTTGCATATATGAACCAGCAAATGATTAACGATTCAATAGGCGGTCAATTTCAAGTTTCAGACGTTGGCGTCCCTGGTTCGATTGCTGGCAATAACTTTGCTACTGCTGAGAGTGCGCCGGATGACACAATCCGAGCCTATACATTTAATGAGCGCCTGTATTTATTTGGCGATACAACCAGCACAGAAACTTGGTGGAACTCAGGCACAGGCAACCCACCATTTGACCGCGTTCAAGGCGGCACTATGAATGTGGGTCTAGCCTCCCCTTATGCCGTGGCCTCTTCATCTGATTTTGTATACTTTTTAGGCGCTGATGGTGCTGTCTATCGTATATCGGCAACGCAGGCAGAGAACAAAACACCTTCTGCAATATCTGGATTGTTTCAAGGATTCACCAGCATTAATGATGCGCGGGCTTACATGGTTAATATTGATGGTATGTCTTTCTTCATTCTGAACTTCCCGACTGAAGGCCAGACGTTCGCATATAACGAAGACGGCAATGCATGGTTCCAGCTATCCACTAACGCTAGCCAGGGTAACTACATCGGCACCTCTTATGCTGAAGCATACGGCAAACGGTTTATTGCTAGCGGTGGCAACGTATTAGAACTCGACTTAGACACCTTTACCGATAACGGCGATACAATTATTAGAGAGCGAGTTACCCCGCCAATAGTAAGTCCTAACGGTGGACGCATTGAAATGTCTAGTTTCACTCTAATCATGGAAACTGGCGTAGGCTTAATAACTGGCCAAGGTGTAGACCCTGAAATAATGTTCCAGGCTTCATACGATGGCGGGAAATCATGGTCAGATGAGGATTGGATTAAGATTGGCAGACTAGGCGCGGGTCGTGTAAAGGTTGTATGGGATAATATGGCATCCGCTTATGAAATCATTATCAGAGTTAGAGTAAGTGACCCTGTGTTCATATCGTTTCACGGCGCATCAATAGCGCTTAGAGAGGCTGGCTGGTAATGGCAACTAGAGTAGATCCGTTTGTTCACCCACTACCTCCAGCACTTCAGAACGACCCAGCAACAAGAAAGTACTTTGAGTACTTAAACCGCTGGGCACATGATATGTGGGTAAGGTCTGGCGCTGGCACCGATACACTTTCGTCAGCTTCTTCTGATGTTAATCGAAAGGCTGACACTCTTTTATATGCGGTACTAGACAAGGTATCATTGGGCGATGATCTGACGACAGATACCACTGGCTTTACGACAGACAACACTAATTTCACAACTGATATGACGGAATCATAATGGCTCAACTACCTATACCGACAGGAACAACGGGCGATGATGGAACGGGGATTAATTGGCGCACAGCATGGCAGAATACAGATTCAAATTTTACCGAACTTTATGATTTTAAAGATTCCGTTTCTCTGAATTTTATTTCTAAAGAATCGGATTTTGAGGTTCAAGATGCGACAACAATAACGCTTGAGGCTCAAAAGGTTTATGTGATCACAGGCGCTATAACAACAGCAAAATCTTTTATTGTTGAGCCTTCATCCGGAATAACGGCCTTTAATTCTGACGGGCCGCTATTAACATATACTGGCGTTGGTACCATGTTCACGGGGCTGGATGCATCTTTTACCATTAGAGATATGGCTATAGCATTCCCAAATGGGCAAGGGTTCAGCTTTACAGACACGGTAGGCGGTAGGTTCTTAGTTAGTATAAATAAGATCATTGTTTATGCTGGTCAGAAATACGGCACATTTGACAATTTAAGCACGTTTATACAAGAGGGCTGTTTCACTATTTCGGCTACTGATGGTATTACTTTTTCGGGTAATTCTTGGGATGCAATAACAATAAATAAAGTTCAAATTTCATCAGCCAGCGCGTCATTTGTAGGCGCTGATTTCGGTTCTTCATTAACTACATTTGTTAGAATATCCGCTTTCTTTGTGATTGCTCCTGCTGGAGCTATTGGTATATCGGGCCTTCCAAATAGCGGAAATATACCGCCAGGGTTATTTGGGTCGGTTATAGGTAGTTCGTTTTTGGGTGGTGTCACTGCCCTTCAGAATATAACCGTTGATGATATACGCTGGCAATTTGTTGGGAATACAGGAATACCAAACACAATGCCAGACGGCCTAATGTCATTGAATGGTAACGGGACAGCTACAGTTATATCCAGTAGCAACACACCTACCCTAGTTTCAGGAACTTGGACAGATCAGCGGAAATCTCAATTTGGATTTACCGCAGCGGGTCGATTCACGTACTTAGGTGAGAGGGCTTTAACTACACCTATTGATGTAATAGCCACTATCGACCCACCTTCAGGCGATAGTACGATTGCCGTTTATATAGCTCTGAATGGAACAGCAATATCTGACAGTGGAATAGCTAGTTATATTAAATCTGGCGACCCTGGTTCGCTTAGTACAATGTGGCAACTATCACTATCTCAAAATGACTATATTGAGGTTTTTGTTGAGAATCAAAGCGGCAGCGATAACATAACCGTAACAGACGCTATATTTAGGGTGAGATAATGGCCGACATAGTTCTAGTTGCAAGCGTAACAAATGGTGTAGCTAACGGAATAGAGCAGCTCTACGGCTCCCCTACTGGCGGTGATGGAACAATCATTACAGCCTTTTCCGCTATTAACAATTCAGGTGTGAACGCTTCATATAAGGCTTACATATATGACTCGACAGGCGCGGTAGTTGATGCGGTTATCCCTGTTAAAATAGTTGTACGGAATCGCTTTGACGTTGGCGCGTCTATCACTAACCAGCTAATACCATCGGGCGGTTCACTTCGCACAGAGTCGAGCGCGGCGGATTCAATTACCTTTCGAGTTTCAGGTGTAGAGCTTTGATGATTGTTTGCACTGACATGGACCTAGCGAATAGGTTTATGTCATTGCCTGAGATCACAAGATACAGTCAGGAGTATGGTTTTACTGGTGAGGTTAATTGTACAAGAGGGGCTAAAGAGGTTTGGGTCGGGTATCACGTTGACGGCGAATTAGTTGGACTAACTAATTTACACGTTGAAACGGGCGCTATGTGTCGATTCCATCCCTACATACTTAAATCACACAGCTCAAAATATAATCAAATGATTCTAGAATTCTTTGAGTGGTTCGATAAAAACATGCAGCCGGAAGCGGTGAAGTTAAACGCGATAATACCAACACTGTTTAAGCCAGCCATAAAAGCGGCCAAGTCTACAGGCTTTACAGTTGAAGGCGTGGACCGACAAAGCTACCGAACCAGCAACAAAGTTTATGATAGAATTCAACTAGGCATAACGCGAGAGGAAATGAAAAATGGGTAAGTTGGTAAGCGATGTTATCGAGGTCGGTTCTTTGGGCTTAATTGACGACCCGCTAGGTATTAGAGCTGGTGAACAAGCTATTGGCGAAGGAACTCAGGCACAGCTTCAAGCCGGAAGAGAAGCTATTGCAGCACAAGAGCGAGGACTGGCCGCAGCAGATGAACGATTAAGCCCGTTTGAGCAGTTCGGAGCCTCTGCAATTCCTACGCTTCAAGGTGCTATTGATGACCCATCAGCCCGCGTTTTAAATAACCCATTTTTCGGCGCATTAGCAGCAGACCAAGAACAACGCCTTTTAGCTTCATCGGCGGCAAGGGGTAAAGTTGGTTCTGGCGGTACTGCTGACACACTACAGCGCAACCTTTTATTGTTAGGCCAGCAGTTCGCACAGCAAGATATAACAAACCTACAAAACCAAGTTGGTACAGGATTAAGCGCAGCAGGCAGAACAGCGGCGGCGCAACAACAAGCAGGGCAACAAACTGGAAACATATTATTGCAAGGTGGCAATGTTCAAGCGGCGGGCGGTATCGCTAGTGCAAATGTAGGGGCGCAGGCAACCCGTGATGTTATCGGCGG